ACATTGCTAAAGATGTCTGCCAACTCAGTCCGAAATTGATCGAGCTTTGGACTAGCCGTGAAATCCTCGCTCATGGTCAAAACACCGTTATCACCGTTCTTCTTCTTTGCATCAGCCAAAGCAGTATTACTAACTGCCTTCACTGCCGCTAGATGGTGACTAAAATCACAGAAGTACACTGCACTCGGAAAAAGTATCTCCTCATGCAATTCTATCTTTGTCATACCGTCCTTACTATCCATGTTTGAGTTGCTTCATCCCACCTATACTTTTGACCGTCAGTCGGTCTTGGAACTGGCGGCTGCCAAATGTCATTCTCGTCTAACTTCCAACTTGGAAATGGTGCAGGCGGAGGTGGCACATAATCCCAAGATCCAGTTCCTTCGTTCCAAGTATAGCTCTTTCCATCTGGCTTTGAAACTGGTGCGTTCCAGTCTGCTGTTTGCTTGTTCAGCACCCATGAGGGAAAGGGTTTTGGTCCTATAAAAATGTCAATTTCAGTGTCGTAGGTCATACTTAGACCAGCATACTTTCCACGAAAATTGTTGTTGTAGGAAGTTTGTTTCCAAACTCCTGGACCAAAAAGAGATTGGAGGAATGCAACACCTATGGGTTCACTATCTGGAAAAGGAAGGTTTTGTAAAATATCGTTGCTTACTACAACGACTTCAGTGACCTGATTGGTTTCATCTAACTTTGCAAAGTGTGCCATTATCCTGTGTAACTCCCTGAACCAGTAAATTTAATGATTGTACAAGAACCAGAGGTTGTTACTGTTGGTGATCCTGTTGTTGTTCCGGTGTAATTTGCAGTTGGAACTCTGAGAATTACTACACCAGAACCACCAGCTCCTGAGTGACCGGATATAGTATTACCAAAACCACCACCCCCACCGCCGGAATTAGCAGTTCCAGACCCGGCATAAGAATATATATACTGAGCAATGCAAGAACAATAATAACAAAAATTTCCTTTAGCTCCGTTTCCGCCACCACCAGCTCCACCAGTTCCGACATGAGTAGAACTAATGGTAGTACATGCACCGCCGCCGCCGCCAGCAGCATATGTGACAGAAGATCCGGTAATAGAACTAGAACTGCCACAACCACCGTTGCCAGCATATGCGTTTAATAGACAACCACAATATGCTGAATAGGCATTTTGACCTACTGCACCTGCACCGCCACCACCACCTCCAACATAGCGAGGAGTAGCTGGACTTCCAATTGCATTAAAGTAATTACCAATACCGCCGGAATTACCTTGACCACTTGTACCAGATCCCGCAGGTGCTGCATGAAAATAACAACAGTAGTTAAAGAGTTTACCATTGCTGCCACCACCGGAACCACCATTTTTCCCAGTAGATGACGAAAGCGTGCAGCCACCACCACCACCACCTCCTCCGGTGGAGGTAACTATGCTAGTTACTGAACTGCATGATCCATTACAGCCTGAATTATTATTACCACCTGCGCCGCCACCACCAACTGTTACAGTATAAACTGTACCCTTTTTGAAATTTTGTGTACTAGCCCTATAACCACCACCTGCGCCACCACCAGCTCCACCAGTAGAGCTACCACCACCACCGCCCCCAGCAACAATGAGGTATGTACCACAATAACAAGTTTTTGCGGAAGTAGCAAAAAGCATTTGTTGGATGGACATTAGGTGAGTCCTCCGCCAGAAATAACAAATGTATTAGAAGCGACACAAAGAACAGTGCAAATACCACGTTGGGCTAGGGTGCGGTTGCCTGTTGTTGCAGATCCTGCAAGATACATAGTCACTGATGTGCCTTGGGTGATGGTTATGTTGGAAGCACTATTGTTGTAAATCGAGATTGCTTGGCCTGCTGTAAAGATAGAAGCAGGAACCGTAACACCAGATGCGGTATAGATGTGTTTGCCGGAATCACTAGCAACAAGAGTATAAGTTGTAGCCTGTGAGTTTTGAACAATGGTTCTGACGTTGCCGGTAGAATCAGTAATTGCACCACTTGAGGTAATCGCACCGTTTACGTCTAAAAACACACTCGGAGTTTTACCGATACCTACGTTGCCAGAGGAGTCGACACGAATTCTTTCGGATCCAGCAGTGGAGAAGGTTAGGGTGTTTGCTGCAACGACTTGAATGTTTGCATCAGGCGTGGTGCCTGAAGTGCCAAAGAAAAATTGCTGCTGAGTGTTGATGTCCTTCCAGTTTGGGGTGATGTATACAATTGCACTACCGCTAAGGCTAAGGAGTGAACCAGTTGATGAACTGACTAATGTGCGGCTAAGGGTGGTGCCAACAGAAGTGTAGGTTCCAGTGCCGGTTTCCCAAGCAGACCCGTCTACAATACCGTAGGAGATGACACCACCGGTGGGGATACTGGCAGATGCAAAAGATTGGTAACCGGTGGACGCCGAACCGAGTGTAATTGTACCGGTTCCCGTCGTTGCGGTTGTCATTTGTACGCGATCTGCCAGTCTAGCCATATACTAACCCCCAAAAACGTCGTTAGTGGATACCGAGTCAGTCACCCCAAATGAGAGTCCGGGCGTCCAAAACAACATTTTACCACAGGCGCATTCAGCCATTCCGTTGGAAGACCCTTCAGGAACAACAACATCCGCGCCACCGCCACATTCACACTGCACCCAATGTTTTTCCATTATTTCACCTCCTTTGTCTTACCATCCGGCTTAAACCGTGCCGGAACCTCGAGCGGCCACCTCACACCGTTGTTATCGATGTGATGCACAAAAATGCCAGTGTCGATCAGGAACGGGTTTTCTTTCTTTTGGTACTCCGGCCATCCAGCCTTCTCGAAAATGCGGTCTTTCATGACTCGCTGACACCATGCAAGGTCGGACGTGCCGGAGCGACTCATGTACACACCCTTTTCTGGGTCCATCCAGTTCTGCTGCGGTGCCTCAAACACCCGCCGTGTGATTTGACCGTTAACACTATATTCAGGTGACTCATTCCATAGTGCTTTGATGATCGAGCCATGGATCAGGGTGAAGCCGAAGGGGATGCCAGAGCACCAGACTTTGTCACCCATTTTCCAATCGGCAAAATAGCCTTTGCCGATGCCCCGATACACCATCGGTTCTGGTGGAACGCTCTTGGTAAAGTAAAGGCCGCCGACCACCGGCACCTTTTCATCAATCATGTACTCGTTGAGCTTGATAAAAGCATCGTTTGGAGGTACATTGTCGTGTTCCCAAAAGAGCAACCACTTTGCGTCAGACTCGACAACCGCTTTTGCAATGAGGTTTTCTGCGTCTGCAACCTGATATTTCAGTGGTACGTACGGACTCATGAACTGCATGAGATCGATGTGGGACCAATTAGTGGGGATGATCTGGCCCATTCGAGCCATCATCCATTCCACGCGAATCAGGCCAGTGACCGGATGCCCGATGACAAGGCGGTTCAGGGACTCTTGTTGGTGAACGTCCAAGAACGGACAGGCTGACATTAACGATTTTTTAGGCATAACTCTTATCCATCCTCCGCTTCTCAAGCACTACTTCCATAAAACCTTGGGCGTCCCAGAAACACGAAACGATTTTCCAGGGCTTGGGCCGGTAGAACCGATAGAAGTTGCTTGGATGGAGGGGGTCGAAGTAGTTCCATGTATTTTCATTACAAGGATTTACATGGGTGGGATCTTGGACGAAAAGTGAGTTGTTACCGTAGGGGAGGGACAGCATGAGGCGGCCATCCGGTTCCATCACACGCCAAATTTCATTCATCCAGTTGATGAAGCCAAAGCGGGAGGGCTCAATGTGCTCGGCTACATGGGAGGCAATCGCCAACTGCACGCAATTGTCGGGGAGGGGCCATGGATATTTTTCGATGTCATGGACAATGTCCACTCCAGGGAGTTTTTGGACGTCCATACCAACAAATCCTGGCTGCTTGTTACCGCCGCAGCCAATATCCAACTTGATATTTTTGTACTTTTGTTTCATAATGAGGAGGGCCGTTGGCCCTCCTCATTATAGCATAGAGGCTTACGAGAATCGAAGTTGGTAAGTACCGTTGACACTCTGGTTGGTCTGCAACTGAGACGTAGCATAAGTGTTACCGGCATACAGCGTACCAGCACTGGTCGTGGACGTCTGGAACAGACCCACGTTCTGGATGGTCTTCGCCGCAGTGTAAATACCGCTGTTCAACGTGAAGGCAAACTGCACAGTGCCTGTTGCGATGGTAGTCGGGGTGACCGCCATACGAGCGTTGCTGGCATCCGTGATTTCGCCATTGAGCGAAGTGTCCGTGGCTGCCGGAGCAGTACCCGTGCCTAGAGCAGCATAAGTGATCTGGCTAGATCCGCTCACACCACCGATAGCCGACGCGATCTGGTTTTTACCGTTGTTCGTGATCGTGTTCTCAAGCCAACCCGAATCACCCACAATGACCGGTTTACCGGCCTTATCCTCAACAATGTTAAGCCGGAAAAAGCCACGAACGCCTGCTTTATCGGCAATATGTTTCTTCTTAGCCATATACTCCCTTTCTACGCCAAATACTTTAGCTTGTAAGCAGTCGTAGACAGCAACTTCAGAATCTCATCGATACTATTCTGAATATGCGTATCTTTACCCATTTTACCACGGTTATCAAGCACGTACTGATACAGGTCTTTGGTAAACTTCAGCGGGTCAGTCGGAGTCTTGAATTCCTGGTCAGGATAAGTATCCAGCAAGCCGTAAGCCCCAAAATACTCCTCGGCAAGCTCATCTGTCTTGTGCTGGAGGCCTTCGTACAGGCCGCCAAGGGCGATATGCGCGGCATAACTGCCTGGGCCTTTCTGCATCAAGTGGAGCATATGCGCTCCAGTCACTGAATGGAGGAGCCTCGCTATAAATTCTGCTGAGCCTTTCATTACATTACCCCTTTGTGTTTTGCTTCAATTGCTTGATCCGCAGCCCGCTGCATCATCGTGTCCTGATGTTTTGCCATGTCATGCTGAAGATCCATCTGCTTCATTTGCTGTTCCTGCTGTAGACGCTGCAACTCAGGCATCATCTTCATGAGTTGTGCCTGCTGTTCGGACTGTTGCTGGGCGGCCTTGTTTGCTGCCACGGTCTGCGGGTCCGCCACAATCTGCTCAATGTCATGGATTGTGGGCCGGAAGCTATCGAGAATCCGACGCAACAGCGCATCCTGGTTGATGTAGGGCAGCCAAGCCTGCGGGTTCTGACCGATAATGTTCATGAGCTGGATCAGATTCTGGAGCATGTCGGCCTTGTCAATCTGATCGCTCAGGCCGGTCACCTTCACGTCATAATCGCCGTTGATCATCTCATAGATCTCGGCATGACTCATACCGGCCAACACCACTTGATCGATACCGAGCACTGCACTAACTCGGGGGTCATTTGCCGTGTCAATGTACTGCATGATCAGCTCAGACGCCATTTTGACAATGGGCTGAATCGCCTGCTTTTCAATGTCCGAGGCGAGGCTCCCGAAAAAGCTGTTCTGGTTTTGCTGGATGGCTTGAGTTTCTGTGGCAGTTTGAGCACCACTCCAGCGAGGCAGGCTTTGCTGAAGTTCCGAAACCAAACCACCTTCCTGGTGGGAGCGGTCCAGAATTCCGGCCATACTCGAAGCTCCGGGACTCACATCCTCGAACTTCACAGGCCGAATGCCCATGTCCGTGTTACCGACAATCTGGTTCCGGCGCAGCATCTTGCCGGGGGTGATGCCGTTGCGGAGGTCTTCAGGGTTTTCGTACAGGTCCGGCGTAAACTC